GTTAACTTGGTCATTGGTGCTTGTGTTAATCAGCGTTGCGGCAGTAGAAGTCGCATCCACCGAAATGGCGGTTTTAACTCCTATAGGACGAAAGACCGTAGTATTAGACATGATTAAACAGCGTTTGAATCAAGGCGCAAATACTCAGGACGATTCCCAACCACGGTGTAAGTACCAGCCGCGGCAGAAGCGCTAGAGCCTGTTGCATTGACAAACTGAACAATCAAAGTGTCAGCCGCAGAAACATAAGCATTTGCAACAGCAACGCCAGTAGTTTGAGCCGCGGGTAAAGACACTTGAACTGCATCACCAACCTTGAGGCCAGCAACGGTAACAGTCTTAGATGCGCCAGAAGTGGCAACGGTTGTAGCAGTAAATACCACACCCATAACGAATGCGTTGGAGATGTTTCCACGCAAGATTGTCGTTTGGAGAGCCATGATGATTCCTTTAGAGAATGATTAAATTGTAACGCCAAATAAAGAAAAAGCCACCCCTTTTAAGAGTGGCTCTTTCTCACATCACATTAGGATTTAGCTAAATGTGCTGAAGTCGTAGCCATAGACATAGACATCCATTGTGGCGGCCGCGCCTTGTGCTGTACCGACATTCAAATACAGGTTTTGACCTGATTGAATGCCAGTAGCGGCAACGGTGCGTTGAGACACAACAGTTGAACTTGTCAAGGCTGACAAGGCGGCATTGGCAACAATACCAGTACCACCAGCGCTAGGGGCTGTAAACAGACCAGCCGCGGCAGTTGACAATGAAATTGAAGCATTAGTGAAAACCACGTTGCTAACAGAGTAGTTTGTGGAATTGTTGATTGCGATAACCGCTTGATCACCAGTTGCATTAACGCTCACACCAGTTGCAACGCCCAAAAGACGAATTGCTTGGTTAGAGGCCAAATTACTTGGGTGAATCGTTGTGGTACTTGATGGGCCGGGATTTGCCATGATATTTCCTTAAATAAAGTTTAGAACGGGGGGCGTTAACCCCCCTAGACCATTAGGCGGCTACGCGGCAAGCCAACTCTGGGTAGAGTGGGGCCCAACCATACAAAACGTCCAAACGTGTAGGAATGGAGTCATTGTTAATGGTGTATTGACGCACAACACGCATTGACAAACCAATTTCCTTATCGCTTGCACGACCAGCAAAATGCACACCTTCTGGCAATTCCAGATCGGCTACTGCAAGCGTAAACGCATTGCGGTGCATGATGATGTTTTGTGGGGAAACAGTACCAGTCTTGTTAAAGAACGTAATGGCGGCTGTGGTGCTAGTTGTTGGGATTGACACGTTCTGGAATTGACCAGCGCTAATCACAGCAGGGCTAACAACAACAGACATAGTGCCATCAGTAGCGGCAACGGCAGTCTTAACCACGAAATTACGCAGTTTGTTAGTGCCATAGGCTTGACGGTTCTGGGGGTTGACCGCAAAAACACCAGCGATTTGGAATACATCGCCAGCGTTAAGGGAAACCGTACCAGTAGCAGTCAAAGTGATGGTGCTAGAGGATGCCCAACCAGAAGTCAGGAAACCAGCCGCGGCAGTAGTTGAGCAGACAGCCGTACCAGCGAATGAGCCAAAGGTTTGGCTTACCACGTTCTGATCCATCTTCCAGTTCATGCCAGCAGAGTCACGACCCATCAGACCTTTTTCGTACTGTGAACCAATACGGTCATTAGGAACGAACAAACCCTTCAAGCTATCAACAATGGTTGCTGATGTGAAAGGCTCAACGATACATGATCTGCGACCGTCACGGGGTGCGCCTTCAGAGTCAAGGTAAGCGCCAGCAGTCAGATATGTGATCAAGCCTGTGGGCGGTGTTCCAGCAGTACCAACGATGTTGGCAGTTTGCAGGGTAGCCATAGACATACCATCACGGTCAATCTTGTTGGCAATAGCGGCAATAGCTGGCTTCAACACGCGGTCACTAAACATATCCAAGGACAAAGCCAAGTCTTGTGTTGTGAACTGTGTGTCAACGTGGAACTGTGTGGACAAAACAACGGGAACTGAAGTCTCGTTGAAATCTTCCACGTTCAGCGCAGGGCCAGTAGTACCGATGAAACGACCGGGTCTGCGGACATTGACTGTGTTACCAATCTTTGCACCGACAACCGCGAATTGGTCATCATAGTTGCGGTCAACTTCACTTGTGAAAGTCAACTCATTTTCCAAGACCATCAACGCTTCGTTGGTGATCTTGCTTATCGTCAATAAATTATTAGCCATTTTTAAACTCCAAAAAGATTAGGTTTACCGAATTTTCCCCGATTTTCTAGCGGCCTTCCAAGCCTGATAACTACCATGAAATTCGCCATCAGCGGAAATCGGTACATCAGCCTTGCCTTGCCCACCACGAATCGGTTGAATCGGTGCTGGTGCTTTACTTCTAACAACAGGGGTTGTCTGCTTAGTCTCAGGCTTTACCTCAAACTTTGCTTCCAATTTTCCTATCTCTCTAAGCGCGGCATTTGGACTCAAGCTGGCGATCTTTTTGGCTAGGTCATTGTTTTCAGCTAGGTGATACAGGATTTTAGGCCCAACATCACTCTCCAGAATTGCATCCCTGACTGCGTTGTTTACAACTACGTCACTAGATGCGACCAAATCATCAAAATCGGGCAATTCGGCTTTCGCTTCCTGAACCTTCTGCGCCCAAGATTGGATAATCTTTTGTTGCGCTTCCTGTTCTCTCTGCTGTGCCACTTGCCTATCACGTTCAGCTAACGCTTTTTCTGTTGAAAACTCAGCTAGAGCCTTCGCATACTCAAACGCATCGTTGAACTGGCTCGGTTGTGGCTCTTGATCAACATTAACCGCCTGTTGAGGCTGTCTCTGTTGTTCTAGTGCCGCCAAACGCTGTTCTAGTTCTACCCTAGCTTGACGCTCTGTCTGCGCTTCTTTTCGCGCTTCCTCACGTTGCTTGGTTATCTCTGAAAACCGCTTTTCAAGTTTAGGATTTTGCTTTCGCTCACCCTCTTGGTTTGCTTCCTTTTCTGCCTCTTTCGGTTCACTCTGCGTTTCCTCGGCTTCTGGCTCGGTTTCATCAACCGCCTCAGTATCCGCTGGAGATTCAGCTAAACCTAATCTGTTTGCATAAAATTCTGCCGCATTCTCGCTTGTCAATACTTGACTTGCTTCTTTTTCGGACATACGTTTCCCAACGATTTAACCCCATGTGCCTCACGGGTAAGGTTTAGTGGTTTTTACCACATATTCTTTACAAAATCAAATAGCCCGTTCTGTTGCCTCGGCATTGGCATCATTCAATGCGCCTTTGTCCATTTGAGCCAAAACAAGAGCAATCTGTTGCTTCATTCTTTCAATCTCTAATCTTGTCTGCGAATTGATAACCGTGTCGTTTGCCTGACCGTCCACACGCATCTGCATTTCAGCGCGGTCACTTTGTTCACGCAATTCAGCCTCATTTGCTCTGCCTGTCTCTTTCATCAGGGTGCGCTTAGTCTCTGAGTCTTGCTTCATTTGCTCAACGTCCATGCGGTTTTTGAGCATCAAATCTCTAGCCTGAAGCGCCTGTGTAAGTTCCTGAATCTGTTTCTGAGACATAGCCAGTTGCATTTGAACTTGGGGCGGCACTTTGGATTTATCGTCAATTTGAGCCATTGGGTTAGAGGCGGCAAGGCGGTCAGCAATAATGTCAGCGCCCGGCCAATCCATGTTTCTAAACACCAAATCGCCAGCCACTTGCATAAGTTCTGGTGCGGCTGATAGCAGGGGAAGCATATTGTCCACGGCTTCCTGACGCTTGCTGTTATAGCCCGGCCCTGTCTCCATGACCACATCATATTGACCAACGGTAATGTCATTCAGCACATGGTCAACAGAATCACGCTGGTTAATAGTCAACAGTTCTGGCTTGCCATCATCCCCAATGATTCGCATAACACGCTCTGTGTCGTAAATCTTAGGGATAAGGTCTAAGCAAATCTTGCCAACGTGACTGATTGAACGGGTCAAATTGTCGTAGTAGTCAAAGTTTGTCAGGTCAACTTGTTGTTGCTGGCCATTCAATGCTTTGCCTGAAATGTTGCCTTGTCCAAGTTGTGCAGGGTCAAACACGCCCATGATTGCTTTAATGTCGTTGTCCACGCCCATAGCCGCGGCCATGATTCCCGCTTGTGGCGGCTCTGGCTGTAGGCGAACTGGTGCGGGTGCAGGGCGACCGTCAATGTCTGTCTGTTTGTAGCGCAGAAGTGGGAATGACTTGATGTTGGCGTTTGACCAATCGTTTTCATGCCCTTCGTCCTGACCTTCAGCCAACAACCATTTGGCTTTGGGGGCTAGTGCCACACCTTCTGTGATAGAAGTCTGCCAAAAGTTATACATACGCTGTGGGTCTTTGGCGTAGCGAATCATGCCAAACTTTTTGCGCTTGTCACCAATGACAATGTGTCTGCCGTACACAGGAACAATCGGGATGTATTTGCCAGCCCAATCGCGTTCCTCAAGCACCTCAACCGCAGTCATCTTGCAATACTTGATGGTTTTCTTGAACGAATCACGCTTGTCAACCACCGTAATGCCAAAAGCATCAAGGCGCTTAAAGAAGTCTTTGTCATCAGCAAATGTAGATGAACCATCGCTTAAAAGGTACAAAGTAGCTTTTTCCCTGACTGTGTAGTAATACTCAGCAAGGCGAATGTCCTCTTTGGTAATCCACTCAGACTGAGAGTCACCCGTTCCACGTTGAGTGAAACTTGTGCCACCGTCATCAGCATCTGGGTACAGCTTGCGAAATTCCTCTTTCAGCATCATTGTTGTAATTAAGCAACGGTCAGCGTCAGAGCCATCAGGCGCTACTGAATTGGGGTCAAAGTACACCGTGAATGGGTTATCCACAGGGTCAATGTAGATTTCCTGATCAAACGAATCCTCTGAGATGTAGTCAGTTCTGATCCGCATATATCCCCAACCCATGCGAACAGCGTATTCAAACGCATTGTCATAGGCATGGTCAGCGTTGGAATTGACTTCAATGTGGCGAATGATGCCGCTGATTGTCTGGGCATCAACCATGTCCTCATGCGTATTTGTGGCATGAACTTTGATGCGGGGACGTTGCTGGCGCTGTTGGTTTGAGACTTGGCGGCAATAGTTGTCCACCTTGTTCACCGTGATGACAGGGCGGGATTCAAGATTGCGTGAGTTTTGCAGTTCTACAGGCCATTGATCACCAGCGCCAAACTTCAAATCTTCAAGCGCTTCCTGACGATTCATTGTGTCTGCATCGTTAGCAAACTTTAAGAAGTCAATTGCTTCCTGAATTCGTGAGTCGTAATCATCAGCCATGATGTTGCCCTAAGTGATTTTGAGCCATTTTAACTCATCCATGAGTGTTGGCTACCATAATTTGCGGTAGGTCTAGGCTTTCTGGCTTGTCTAGGCTCATTGACCATCAGACCAATATACCTAAACGCATCAGCGCCATGTGAATAATTGTCGTGCAAAGGCGTTTTGCTAAATTGCTTAGTGTCTGGGTCAACATCGTAACGGTAATGGCGTAGGCATTGCAAGCCTTCGTGACAGTTATCCCGGTCAAACCACATATTTGTGAACAATGTTCTAGCCGCATTGATTGAATCCATGATGGGCGTTCTGGGGATTATCTTGGTCTTATAACCCGCACCCCTCACAATTTCCTCAATGCTTCTGCCGTTTGCCGCCAGCGTCTTGTTCTCTGCGTCATGCGGTAGCCATAGCGTGTCGTACATATAGCCAAAGGTTTGCATCTTGGCCAGATAGTCGCTCATGGTCTGCTGATTGCCCTCAATGTAGCGAATCAAGCGGGTTTCCATGCCCACAAACTGTAAGAACCAGATTGCCGTAGCATCAGACCACCCAAGGTCAAAGATGGCGTGAACGGGCTTTGTAGCATCGTAGTTAACCTTTGTAATGCGCCCATCTAACTCAGCCAATTGCATTTCTCTGGCAAAGATAGCCCCATCTACTGTCTGTCGGCATAAACCTTCCCAAACCACGTTATAAGCCTGTGGATCACGGTGTTTAAGCGCATCCTTCTCTAGTTTTAGCGTTTCAGGAAACCAAGGGTTATCAGACCAGTTGACCTTTTGAACAATGCAATCATCTGGCGGGTTTTGCACAAACCGCTGGTAAGTCTCATCAGTCTCCAACTCAGGGTTAAACGTGATCCAAATTTCAGACTTTTCCTTACGAATCGTTGGAATCAGGACGTTCCACGACATACGGCTGGTTGTTTGGGCTTCCTCAACCCAACACACATCAACACCCTCATAAGACTTGACGTTGGCCGCATTGTTCTTTAAACCCACAG